TTACCTCTTGCAGAGTTTAAAGCAGGTGCATTGTAACCAGCGGCTTTCAATATATCACCTTTTTTAAAATGTTTAAAGTCTTCTTTTACAATAAAACAAAAAACACCAGTATCTTGTACAATCTTAATGTACTTTTTACCTTGTGAGATTTTTGTTTTTTTATCCCAATTATCAGTTTGTTCTAAACTGTAACCAGTTAATTCTTTTTTACCGTAATTAGTTGACATTGCAACATAGTCAGCTTTTGCACCAGCCATCAAGAATTTTATTCCTTCTTCTAGTGTTTCACATTTTTGAGATACTTTTATCATAGTTATTGTCCTTTTGTTAAATTAAGATTTGATTGCTACTAAACCACCAGATATAAAAGTTATCATACCTGTTAGTGCTAGAAAAAACATAGTCAATAGTGAGTTTGCGTTTTCCATACATTTTCCATCACAATCACCGGCAGCGCCAGCCATCATAATAAGACCTAATGTGATTAATATTGCAGAAATTATTGTTTTCATAGTGTTTGTTTCCTTTCTCATTTTACTAGTCCAGTATACCACAACTAAATATAGAAAGCAAGCATAAAATTCAAAAAAATGGCGAAAAAAACCCTTATAAATCAACGATTTTTAACTTTTTTTGTTCTAGTTTTGTTCTTTTTGTTGAATTCTTGCAGTTTTTCAACAAAAAATGAACGATTCGAGTGCAAATGGTCGCCTGATTATGAAAAAATTAGCGAATCAGCGTTAGAATCTCTTGATGATATGAGAAAAATACAAATAGAACAAATGAAAGCAGCTTGTAATTTTTAGGATAAATATAATATGACTTATTGCAACAATTGTGGACACGAATCTCATTGTGGAAGAAGATATACCGTTGAAGATGAAGACGGTTTTACTGGAGAGCCATATGAAAGAGAAATTTGTAAATATTGTCGTTGTGAAAAGTGTGAAACTGACATAGAAAAAGAAACAAAATACGATATGGAGTAAATTATGGCAAAAATGAGATTATTTAAGTTTTGGAACGCTGATGGCGTTGAAAAAGAAAAAGAAGATATAAGTTTAAAGAAAGCTATTAAATCTGTTCAAGGTGATTTTAAAGATAAAATGATAAGTGTTGAATATATTAGTAAAAAAGGTAAAGAGATGTGTCATTCAATAGTAATACCAATTGGTAGAAAGTTAAGACAATCAATTTTACAGGAACAAAGAAGATTAGCTATGAAGGCTAAGAATGCCAGCCGTTAGTAGAAAAGGCGATAGTTTATCAACTGGTCATATTTGTACCAGTACAACCACTTTAGATACACCTGGTCAATCTACTGTTTTTGCAAATAATATTTTAGTTGCAAGAGTAAGCGACCCAACGGTGCCTCACCCTAATCCACCAGCACCACCTTGTCCTGACCATGTAGCAAATGTAAACGCAGGTTCGCCAAATGTGTTTGTTGTTGGTATTGCAGTTGCAAGAATAGGCGATAGTGCAGACGCAGGCGCAATGACAAGTGGTAGTGGTAATGTTTTTGCAAACGGCTAGATAATTGTTATAAATATTACCGTTATGGCAATATACGACTCACAAACACAAAATAAAAGTACGAGAAATTCAAGAAATTTTAGGGATATAGACCTAGATTTTGCTAGAAATACTGTAACTAATGATGTTAATGTAGTAGAAGATGTTATAGCAGTAAAAAGGTCCGTAAGAAATTTAGTACAAACTAATTTTTACGAAAGACCATTTCAACCAGAATTAGGTTGTGGTATTAGAGAATTGTTATTTGAAAACTTTACACCCATGACTAAAGTTTTTTTAGAAAGAAAAATAGAAGAAGTTTTAATTAACTACGAGCCAAGAATACAATTACAAAGTGTTGAAGTTGATGACGACCAAGATGGAAATAGATTAGTAGTTGACATTTATTTTTATGTTATAGGAGTTCCAGGTCCACAAGTTGTTGAAACATTTTTACAAAGGATAAGATAATAAATGTCAAATAAGTTAGTAGTATCAGATTATGATTTTGACGCAATCAAAGTAAACTTAAAATCATTTTTACAAGGTCAAACATCATTTCAAGATTATGATTTTGAAGGTAGTTCATTAAATATTCTTTTAGATATTTTATCTTACAATACACACTATCTTGCTTACTTAGCAAACATGTCAACAAATGAATTGTATCTTGATAGTGCAGATATAAGAAACAATATTGTATCATTAGCAAAGATGATTGGTTATACACCATCATCACCAAGAGCGCCAATGGCGTCTATTGATATTCAATTAAATAATGCTACAGGCACAAGTGTTACAATGTCAAAAGGTTCCGTGTTTACTTCAACGGTGGAAAATGTTTCTTATCAATACATAACAAATTCAGATGTAACAATTACACCGAGTTCAGGTGTTTACAAATTTTCTAATGTGCCAATTTATGAGGGCTCACTTGTTACTTTTAAATATACAGCTGATATTACAGATGTTGACCAAAAGTTTATTATACCAAGTGAAAATGCTGATACATCAACTTTATTAGTAAAAGTTCAAAATAGTTCAAGCGATACAACAACAAACACATATTCATTAGCAGGTGGTTATAATAGTGTTGACGCTAATTCAAAAGTTTATTTTATACAAGAAGGAACAGACGGTAAATACGAAATTTATTTTGGTGATGGTATAAATGGTAAATCACTATCAGACGGTAATGTTGTAATACTAGAATATATTGTAACTAATAAATCTGTTTCTAATAGTGCAAGTTCATTTACACTATCAGGTAATATCGGTGGTTTTACAGATGTTACAATAACAACCGTTTCAAATTCACAAGGTGGTTCAGATGGTGAAGCAAATGATTCAATAAAACATAATGCACCTTTACAATACGCTGCTCAAGACAGAGCAGTTACAACAACAGATTACGAAACACTTGTACAATCAATTTATCCTAATGCATTATCAGTAAGTGCATGGGGTGGCGAAGATGATGAAACGCCAAGATATGGTGTTGTTAAAATAGGAGTTAAAGCAGCTTCAGGTTCTACATTAACAGAAACAACAAAACAAGATATTGTTAATAAATTAAAACCTTACAATGTTGCCTCTGTAAGACCTGAAATAATTGACCCAAAAACAACTTCAGTTTTATTAACATCAACGGTAAAATATGATTCAAAATCAACAACTAAATCAAGTGATACTTTAAAATCAGAAATTACAACTGCTGTTACCAATTACAATACAAATACTTTACAAAAGTTTGACTCTGTTTATAGACACTCAAAATTAACAGGTATTATTGATAATGTTGATACAAGTATATTATCTAATATTACAACAATTAAAATAAGAAAAAATTTTACACCTACTTTATCATCATCTACAAAATATGATATCTACTTTAGAAACTCATTATTTAATCCACACTCTGGCCATAACGCAATAGCAGGGGGTATTTTAACTTCAACAGGTTTTAAAGTAACAGGTAGCGATTTGGAACAATTTTTAGATGATGACGGTAACGGTAATGTTAGAAGATATTATTTGTCTTCAGGTATTAGAACATATGCAAATGACACACAAGGTACAATTGATTACACAACAGGTCAAATTACATTAAACTCTTTAAATGTGGCCTCAATTTCAAATATTAGAGGTGCAACTTCAACAGTTGTTGAATTAACGGTAACACCAAACTCAAATGATGTTGTTCCTGTAAGAGACCAAATTGTAGAAATAGATATTGCAAACTCAACTATAAATGTTATAGCAGACACTTTTGTTGGTGGCTCTGCTGACGCAGGTGTAGGTTACACAACAACATCAAGTTATTAATGAACAATGGCAAAATTTAATGATAAAATTTCAACGATACTTAACAGCCAACTACCAGAATTCGTTGTTGCTGACCACCCTAAATTTGCCGAATTTCTAAAAGTATATTATCAATTATTAGAATCAGCAGAATTATCCATAGATACCATTGAAGGCACAGATGGTATAACTTTAGAATCTGAAACAGGTCAATCAAATAATTTAGTATTAAACTCTAGTCGTAAAGACACAGCAAGAACACTATTAGACGCTAACGATAAAATTTTATTAGAAGAATCTACTTTTGGTAAATTTACAAGAGGTGAAACCGTAACAGGTCAAACTTCAAAGGCAACAGCTAATGTTTTAGTAGAAGATATTACTAATAATAGATTAATAATTACAGCGCAAAATAAATTTATAGATAATGAAGTTATTATTGGTTCTAGTTCAGGCGCTCAAGCAAACATAACAAATTATAAACCTAATCCTGTTAACAATATTGTTGACTTGGTAAACTTTAGGGATCCTGATGGTGTTATAAATCATTTCTTAAAAAATATGAGAGATGAGTTTTTAACAACTCTTCCTGAAAAATTAGCAACCAATATTGATAAAAGAAAATTAATTAAAAATATTAAATCAATGTACAGGTCAAAAGGTTCTGTACGAGGTCACGAAATATTTTTTAGATTATTATTTGGTGAAAATTCTACAACACTTTACCCTAGAGAGCAAATGCTTAAGGCTTCAGATGGTGTTTTTGATTCTTTAAAAGTGTTAAGAGTAATTGCTTCAATTGGTGACGCTAATCAATTAACAGGTAGAACAATTACAGGACAATCTTCTAATGCAACTGCCATTGTTGAAAACACATCTCAATTTCAAATTGGTGCAGAAACGGTAACACAATTAATTTTAAACGAAGATTCTATACAAGGTACATTTACGGTAGGTGAAGAAGTACAAGGTACATCATCCGACACAGATGATTTTTTTATCAAAGCAAATGTAACAGGTATTCCTGGTAATAAAAATATTACAAATGATGGTTCATTAAACTCAACAGATGACACAATTAAAGTTACAGCAGGTGGTGTAGGTGCATTATTTCAAGTTCAAGAAATAGGACCTGGTCAAATTACAGAAATAGTTATTGACAATGCAGGTACAGGTTATAACATTGGTGATAGTTTATCATTTACAAATACTAATACAAATGGTAACAATGCAGCTGGCTTTGTTAAGATAGTAAATGGTGGTTTTTCTGGAGAAACTGGAACAAGCATGTCAACTGGTGACAGAATTGTTTTGGAAGATGAAACAACAAGAGGTGACTCTTATAAAGGTGATGTAATAGTTCAAGAAAAATTTACAGACTTACAACAAATAACAGATTTTTTTATTTCTAATAAAGGAAATGGATATACAACAACACCTGCCGTATCAGTTACATCATCAACTGGTTCAAATGCAGTTATAAGAGCTTACGGTGATGAAATAGGAAAAATTGTAAAAGTAAAAACAGTAGAATTAGGTAGAGGTTATGAAAATTCTCCTACACCACCAACTTTAACTTTCTTTAATAATGTTATTGTAACTAGTGTAACAGGAACATTTATTTCAGGTCAATCTATAACTAGTTCATCTGGAGGTTCAGGTACTATTGATAGTCTTGATACCGATAAAGGTTTATTAAAGATAAAAGATGTATCAGGAAACTTTAATTTAAATGATACATTAACATCTCAAACTTCAGGCACATGTACACTTAAAAAATCAGATGTTGCAACTGCTTCAGTTGATGTTGTTTCAGTTGCAGATACAGACGGTGAATTTATAAATGAAAAAGGTAAGTTATCAGAAACAACTATGAGAATACAAGATAGTTTATACTATCAGGATTATTCTTATGTAATTAAAGTAGGTCAATCAATTGCAAACTGGAGGGACGCATTTAAAAAAACAATGCATACGGCTGGTTTTTATTTTACTGGTCAAGTAGATATTGAATCAAGAATTATTGTAACTGCTGGTGGTCCTGTCAAAGGTGTAACTTCAGGCAGAGAAGAGGTGCCTTTCTTACAAATTGCAAATACATTATTTGCTACTATATTTGGTAGAAGATTAGGAACAACAAGTGATGGTACATCATTAAGACCAAATGCACATTTAGAGGGTACTTTAGATGTAAGTAATGATTATAGGGATCCTTTTACTTCAAATACTAGAGATGTTACATTAACTAGAGAAGATATAGAAATTGATTATTTAAGTAGAAGAAGAAACATACTTACAGACCCTAGTGGTGTTAGACATGATGTAAGAAGTGGTTACGCATACGCAGGACCAAGATTTGGTACACTTAATAAATTTCATAATACAGCCTATGGTACATCATCATCTAATTCTTTTGCAACTACATTTGAAAACTTAAATAATTTAAGAATTACAGGCACAAAAACAGATTTTGATGGTCAGGCAATACCTTTGTTTATGTTTAATACAGAGGTAGGAAAAGCAATTAAGACAAACTATGCATTTCCAAGTCAATTAGCCGTAAGTGCTCATTTATTCAGTAATACATTAATAAAATTTGATACTACAAATTTAACTTTTGATGATACTACACCATAATAATCTTTATAAATAGTCATAAGGAATAGGAAATCATGGCAATAAATTTAATTAATAGAGGCTCAGTAGCAAATGACGGAACAGGTGATAATCTCCGTGCAGGTGCTGAAAAAGCTAATTCTAACTTTACAGAAATCTATACAGCGTTAGGTGACGGTACTAATATTAGTGGTATTGTTAAGGTTGCTGATGATAGTTCAACAGTTACAAGTATTTCTGCCAATGGCGAAACTTTAAGAATTCTAGGTGGTACAGGTATCACCTCAACTATTTCTGGTAATGACCTAACTTTAGCAGTAGATAGCACAATTATTACAGGTTCATCTACTACCGTTTTAACAAATAAAACTATTAACGGACCTG